TTTCCACATATACACGACTATATATGGTTGTAATGTTGAGTGAGAATGTGAGCCGCCGCTTCCAACTGATTCTGAATTAAAGTTTTTAGACCTACCATCAGTTGTAGAGGCTAGATTATTAACTGACATATTAGTGCCGTAATCATTAGCGCCAGTATATTCGCCACCAGCGTAGTCGTGACTGTGAGCGGGAAGTTCAGCAGTTGTTAATGTATGAGCAGCAGTTTTCGCACCACCCGTTTCACCAATGGAGTTAAATTCACTCTGTGTTGAATCTAAGCCAACTAACACTCTACCAGCACCAAATGATGCCCAAGTGCCAAAGCCAAGCAATGAAGCTGGATTAGCACTATTAGAAGCGTTCATATAGATAGAGCCAATTGGATAAGCATCAGCAACACTTGATAATGCTGTTTGTCCAGTTAATAGATTTAATTCAGCAGTTGATGCAGTAACACCATCAAGTTTATTTAATTCTTCATCGGTAGCAGTTACGTTTGAATTAACATTTGGAAAGAATGAAGCCAACATTAAACCAAGATTAGCACTATCTAAAGCACCAACTTCATACCAAGCATTATTAGCACCGTTTCTAATCTTTAATTTGTTAGCCGTAGTATCAGCCCATATTTGGTAAGCAAACATTGTAGATGGTTCGCTTGTGCCAGAATTAGCCGAAACTATTGCTTGAAGTGTAGCGTTTAAATCTGCTCTAACCCCAGCACCCGTTGCGTTATCAATTGTGTAATCTTGTTGTGACATTTATTCTCCTAAACTGCCTTACCGTAACCAGTAGCCATATAATTTATACTTCTTTCAACAGAGTTATTTCCATTAAAAAATTCAATACTAAACCCCGTTGATGTTTCATTAGCTAACGAATACCAATCATTGCCATCTACATTTTGAGCAGTAATACCAAGACTTGGCACATCTTTAAAAGCGTTAGCATAAGTGATTGTTGATCCACCGACTGGAACGGTTAGGCTTTGCGCTCTTTCGTTTCTATCTGGCATATCTACTGTCACCTCTAAAGTTGAAACGTCTATGTTTCTTGATGAATCTGTTGAGTTAAATATCACTCGAAATTCATACGCTCGTGCGTGATAATCACCAACAACTAAAGGATTCCAAGTTGTCCACGTTGGAGATGCTGCTGGGTTGTCTGCTGTTGTTCTGATTTGTAGCTGTGCTGATACCGCATCTGAGGGTTCACCATCAAAGTTTGCCCACGTATCAATATTGTCTGCTCTATTGTCTACAACATCACTTACAACATAACCAGAAGCCACAATATTAGCTGATACACGGCTTGTATATACATCACCAAGATCTAAGTCATTAGCAAAGTAATATTCACCATAAGCATCAACAACCGCTGATTGTGCCACTTCTGTTTCAAGTGTTTCACCAGCTTCGGTTAATAATTGGAAGCCATCTTCTAAAATAATAGGATTTGGTGCGCCATCTAAACGCAACACCGAACCAGATGTAGTTGTATCTTCTTTCTGGCCAGTAAAGGTTGGGTGTTCGGTCAATGTTGAAACAACATTAAACGACATAATATTCGGAACGGTTGTAAATGCTTGAATATCATCAGTTGAGAAGTTTCCAGCACTATCAACAGCCTTAGCCATATAAGTACCCGCTAACAATGGCAACACAACATTTGTTGCTGTACCCGCTAACGCTTCACCAATATCTGTACCATGCGCCCAAGTAACACCCGATATCATTGGTGTATGTCTGATTCTAATATAGCCACCGTGTAGTACATCTAAGTCGGTCACTCTATCCCACTGAAGATGACACGAGCCATCAATCGCTCTAACACTAAAATTAGTTATCGCAGATGGTGGGGTTGTTAATCCAGCTAATACAATCTTAGATGTTTCTGTCCAATTAGAACGGACACCCATTGTATTGATCGCCCTAACTCTAAAGTAATATTCACCAGCTTTAAGATTGCCAACTTGTGCCGTTAATCGCTTGGTTGATGTTACAAACTCCCAGTCGGCTGTGCCGTTTTTATATTCAACATCATAGCTAACAATAAAAGCATCTGTTGGCTGACCCCAGGAAAGATTTGCTCTAACTTGTGCGCCTTGAGATGTGTTTGTTACATATAATTCCTCAGTTGCTGATAAACCGTTTGGCTGTCCAATTTGACTAGCATCTGGTAAATTAGTATTTGGTGCACCATCTGACACTTGAATAGTGCCAAAGTCATAAGCATTAGCATCATATTCAACGGCAAGTATTCTGACTTCGTCGTTATTTTGTAAGGTAATTCGCAACACTCTAAAAAGTTTTCCAGATCCCGAATTAAGAGATGCCCAACCTGGCGTGGCGTGAGATATATATACAACATCACCAACCTCGGTTTTTAATCCCTCAATTGTAGCGGTAAACTCACAAGCTATTTGCTGCCTTGATTGGTTTAAATTAATCGTGGTAATCATCTTCGCACGATCAATATCAGAGGTAAATGGCAGATCGATGGTTTTTTCAAGTAGTAAGCCGTTATCTTGTGTTCTTAATACTGTTGAATCAACGACCGCAATATCTGGTTGCCATTGTCTATCCGGATTAAAAAAGTTGGCGCGCATGCGGTTAAACTGATTATTTTTATTCCCTAATGAAATTGACCACGCACCGATTATATTATCTTCACTAAAAGTAAATCCGGCCGTTTCCGGCTTATCGATCACTAGCTTGTATTTACCGCCAGAAAAAATCAAAAAACCTCGGCAAGCAGTGAGTAGCTTCTTTAAAATATCCATTGATCCTTGTGAAGCATCTACCACACCATTGCAGGTATAGCGTTTTTTACTCACACCGCCAATGGTCACATTCTCATCGCAATAGTTTGCAGCAGCATTAAAAGTTGCATCATTTATTAGAGATGTTTCAATTCCACGGCCATACCTGGTGTTTGTTAAATAATCTCTAATACATAGCGCTGGATTATCGCTCCAAGCTGTTGCAGAAACTCGAGGATCATAAACCTTTACGCCTTTAATATCGACGGTAATAGTTGGCAAGCCAGATGCGTAAGCATCTTGATCATATTCAAATTTTAAATATAAATAGGCTGTGCCTTTGAGTTGATGATTTGAAGTCCACCCGCTAACTGCGCTAACTAAATTTGAATCTGCCGCTTGCGTGTCTGATCCGTTATGAGTGTAAACATTAAGCGCATCATCAAAACGGGAATCGGTTGATAAAACATCGTTTAAATAGATATTTTCAAATGAACCAATCTCGCCCTCAGAAATAGCGAGAACCATGTGTAGAAATTCGTTATTATCGCCGGTGATCTCCATTAAAACACGCGTACCACCAACCTTGCGTTGACCATATACCACAAGGATTGGCGCATCATTGGCTGACTTGTTTATTAAAATACCAGAAGCTGTATCTGCAAACTGCTGCGCATCGGCTTTATCAAGTCCAAAGGCTGATCCGGCAACGGCAGAAACCCCATAAGCAACTACTACCGCTGTTGCCGCATAAGCTAAAGAAGTCACCGTATAACCCATCACCGTTCCAGCAACGTATGAGCCGGCAACGCTTGAGCCAATGGCGATTGCTGTCACTGCCACCGCATTACCTCCGTCATATTGGGAATGTTGTTAATGGTGACTAATTCTACGCCGTTTTCTTCGGTAACAACGGCCACTTTAGATCCAATGCAAATCGCTACTGATCGCCATTTTTTCTCATGTGCCAATTTTTGTTCCATGACGATAATGTCACCGGTTTGCATAAATTGATAATCCACACTTTTAAAACTGTACTTTTTCAAATGATCGCAAATATCGCCGTGTTTTCTTGCGTACTTCCAGGCAGATTTTTGATCGTGCCATAAGCCGGTCATTTCCTCTCGGCGATTATCGCCGGTCATAATATCCATCGCTCCAAGTACAAATAGTGGACAGTCGTGCTTACCAAATTCAAACGGCTTGCCAATCTCACCTTGCACATAATCGTGTAGTTTGATTTCTGTTTCCGGTGTCATGATGGCCTACCCCAAATCACATCCTTAACAATCTCTGATGCAAACTCAAAACCTTTGTCACCAGGAAAATGCACCTGAGTTTCCTCATGATTGGTATGCCTGCCGGTTTTACGGCTAAAATCCACCCAAGCATTGGTGGCCGAGATTGATACTGTTGATTGCCCACTGTCCGGATCTTCATTGATTGTGGGTGAGTCCATACGACCCTCAAAGATTAATACTGGATCCACTATTAATGTTTGAGCATCGTTTAAAAAGGCGGTATAAATTTTCACTGTGCGATCAATATATGCTTTATTTAAAACGCGTGATACCCATACTTGATCAACGCCACTGAGTGATAATGTAACGCTTGAAACCATTACCTCGGCAGCTTCTTCAATATCTGAAAAACCAATTAAATGGCCAACTGCGATATAAGTGTTTGAATCGTGAACAATGTCCTTATAAGCATCTGTCATGTAGAGGATTTCATCGTCAAAATGCACCGATACAAAATGCACCGGATGGTTTTGAAGTTTTACGACCTCAGCTTGAAAGGCGGATGTCGATGATCTATCCACTAAACCGCCTCAACCAATGATATTTGGTAAGACACAAAGCCGGCTGTTGACACGCCCATCTCTTGTATGTCCGCATCAAATGCCATAGTAAATGGCACATTATTATAAGTGACCGCCTCATTATCTGCCACCGCACTCATTAATGGCGGTTCAATTGCCAGTGTTGTTGTGGCATCTGTTGTTAATGTGTAAACTTTATCGTGGCCGGCAAATTTAATAAAATCACCAGCTTTTAATGTACCCGTTAAACCATCGCAGGCAATAGACGAATCACCAGCACTATCGCCGCCGTTTACAAGCAATGTGCCGGTGGCTGTGCCAGAAGTGTCTTTATAAATCGGCGGTTGGTAAGTAAATATCCCATATTGACCACGTTGCTGCTGTGCAAATGCCCAAATCGGGGCAAATTCTGCGCGTGATAATGGCGCATAGGTGGCTGAAATAGTCCATCTTTGGCCGCCGCGTGATCTTGCTTGGCGTTTAAGGCTGTGCGTAAGACTTACCAGCGTTGGTGTAATACTTGAAATATTGATGCTGTTCGCCACCGGCGTGCTTGGAAATGATCCACTCATATTGCCACCGCCTTACCATTGCGATTAAACGCTTGCCTAATAACACCAACAATGGTTGGTGCATTTTGTGCAATAACCGTGGCCGCCGTTCTTGGATCAAGCGCATTAACTTGTGGGGCATAAGTGACATTAACAACCTGGCCACCTCCACCCAATTCGTGATTGGGTGTAATTGTGCCACTTGCACCTGGTGTGAATAACTCAGCACCACGCTCACCAACCATGTAAGTTTGGCCACCTTTAACGGCTCCGCCACTGGCTCTGAAAAAATCACTAAAATCAATATTACTAATGATTTTATCCAAAGGCTTGGTGATGTTTCTTTGCACCTGCATGCGCACTAAATCGGCTGCAATAGATCGTGCCATAGATTTAAAATCTGTCTTAATACCCATCATCATATTAACAATGGCATCCTCAGTAGATTTCATGGTTTTAGCAGTGATTGAAGCAATATCTAATGAGCCTTTTTTAACGGTTTCTTTATAATCCTCAAAGCCGGCTTTCATCTTATCCCAAATGGTTTTTTTAGTTGTTTTTTTATCACCATCACCGCCACCATCACCATCACCGCCTAAACCACCAACAGCATTTTTTGCTTGTTTTATTGCTCTAATATATTCAAAAATACTTGATCTTTGTTCTGAAAAGTCAACCGGCTTTATACTTTCAAATGTTTTTGCTATTTTTAATTCTTGTTGCAATTGTGTTAATTTTTCACCCTTGCCGGCCTCCATCCATTTAGATGCCTCACGAGCATAAGACTCGCCAATTAAGTCTTTAATCCTTGTGTATTCTTTGTTTAAAACCTCTATTTCAGAAGTTAATTCTGATACCGTGCTTGAAAATGGATTTAAATCTCTTATCATTGATAGTGTTGATACAAATGAATTGGCCATAAATTCAATTGCACCGATGATTTTATCAACCGCAACTAAAACTTGAACAGCCATTTGTTTAGCTACCGCACCAATGCCACCGGCTTTGTCAATTTTCATCTGTACCCATTCACGCATTGAGTCGGTAATTGATTTAATAGCAGGCGCAAGTTTTGCCACCGCTTGATGAAATGCTGAGGTGAGATAACTACCAAAACGCGTAAAGGCATCATTGGCTTTTTCAACACCTTGTGCGGTTTCAGCACTCATAACCAAGCCGAGTTTATCGGCTTCCATCATCGCCTCGCGCATGGCCACCGATCCACCCTCTAGCACGTTGATCATCTTGCCACCGCGTGCGCCAAAAAGTTTGTAAGCTAGATCGGCTTTTTCGGTTTTATTGGTCAGTCCGGAGGTTACATCGGCAACGTCTGCCATCACATCGACTACATCTCTTAAAGTGCCGTCTGAGTTCTCAACACTGATGTTGTATTTCTCAAACACATCTTTGGCCAGGCCGATACCTTTTGACATGTCCGCCATATTAACGGATAACTTTTGAACGGCCTTATCAAGCTGGGTGGCTTCTAATCCGCCCAATGATGCTGCGTGTCTAAGGCGTTGCAGATTTTCAACAGACACACCGATGGCACGGCTCATCTTAGCCATTTCATCGGTAGCGTCTAGGGATTTTTTAACAAAATATCCAATGCCGGCTATGCCTGCGGCGGACACAAAGCCGGTTTTCATGGAGAAAACGGCCGAGGTTGTACGTTTTAAAGATTTACCAATGGCTTTAAATGCCCGCTTGGTTTTATCTTCTAACTTAATGACGTATTTAGCTTGCGCGTTAGCCACTGTTTTCCCCTTTTAGTTCAAAATAAGCCGCCCATAATTTATGCTCGGCCGTTGTTAATTCCATCACCTCATCTAACGATTTGTGCAAAATCTCAGCAAGTTGCAAACAAAAGCGCAGATCAAAATCTGCCTCTAAGGCTTTTTTGCTTCATCTACCGTTATTTCGTTATCAGCAATTTGCTCAACAATACGTGAAATGACGTTCGTATCATATTCACGCATAAGTTCATTGAGTTCGCCAACACGCCAAATCGGATCGCCGTCTTTATTAAGCGCACGTTGGATTAATGCCATACAAACTGCATCAACGGTTTTGCCTTGATCGTAAAGTTTCAAGATCTGGGCTTGTTTCTTGCCGTTAATCGCCGCCTTGTAATAGATGGTATCTTTCCACTCCTCAACATATATCGATAAAAGTTCGCCCGATATAATGTCGCTGAATTGCGCTTTGGCGTTGTCTTTAATACCCATTGATTAAGCTACTGTTGCATCTGCTAGTGCGCCGTTGCCTTTAAAGGTAAATGACACGCCAACCATATCATCGGATGCACCACTTGCATTGATAGACTCAACTGTTGCTGTGCCGGTTTTATATTTGTCTGTTGACACTTCACCCTCTGGGTAAAACTTCAACGTAACTGATGCACCAATGGTCAATGCTGCTTGTGCAGTATCATCAATATCCCAAAATGCTTCAGATGATCCACTCCAATTAGTTGTACCAGTTTTGTGCGTTTCAGCCGCATCATTTAACGTAGTTGTTGGAATTGTTGTCACGCCCTCAGTATAAGACCATGATTTTAATTCCCCGATTGCATTGGTGCCGATGTGTACAGTGCCTTCACTGCCAGTATGTGTTGCCATTTTTATAACTCCTTTTTAGATTTAACTTTTTTTGTTGTGGATGGTTTTTCAAGCGACCAACCGCGCACTTTTGCGTTGTCAACCTGGCCAGGGTGTACGATTATTGGCTCAGATCCTTTTTTATACATTTTTGGCATATTGCCTCCTAACTTATTAAAGTGGTTACGTCTGATTTATTAACGCGATATAAGCAAGCAAATCGCATACTCATCAACCCCACGGGCTGATCTGAATCGCCGGATAGTTCAATATCTATCCCCTCAAAATCAATGTCTTTACATTTACCATTTAACGTGGTGTCACCACTGGCAAAAATGGCCGCTTCTACCTCAGCACCGATGGTGTCTAAAGTATTGTCTAAATTGGTGGTGGCTTTGGCGCGAGCCTCAACCACAATACTTAACAATCTAAGTTGTTTATTAGCTGACTCCTCGCCTAATTCCTCGCTAAGCGTGTAAATCGTAAGCGATGGCAATGCGTCATGATCATAAACACGTGAATCAAACACATTGGCACCAGTCGTTGATAAACCGGTTAAAGTGGTTTTAAGCTGATCGCGAATTTGCTGTCTTACATGGCTCATTGTTTCTCCAGAATAAGTGAGGTCAAACCCGTGCCATCCGGCTGAATGCCTGCCACCTTGTATGAAGTGGC